TACCTAAAAAAAGGTAGAAGTACAAAGAAGATAGCACGTTCTATAACTAAAGCTTTTGTAATCATGTGATCAGGGTGTGATTCCCACGCATCCCTTAAAAGAAAAGCCTCTTTCTCAGACTTCTCATCAACGCCTATAGCGTTAGTAATGTAGCCAAGGGCAAGATCATGTTTGATCTCATCCTTGACGTTTGATTCTAGGAGTTTCCTCGCAGATTCGGGAATCTCTTTTTTAAGTGATTCTGCAATGAACTCGCCAACTGGTAACTCCATGTGGCGTATTGCGAGAGCACGGTAGATGGTCTCTTCTGCTCCCTCTTTAAGCTTCCCAGCTGTTGTTTGGACTGGTGTCCATGTCCTCTTTCTATTGAGTAACTTTTCATATGGGTTCATTCTTGACAATCG